GCGTAGTGTGAATGATAGAGAAGATTCTGTTGAATCTTATCACAGCCTTCCGAAAGATGTTGTAGAAATCTTGGTTAGGCTGCGCGCGGTTCGTCAAGTGACGAAGGAGTTACCTAGTTTACCGAAAGGTGAATTACGTGATAGGCTCGAGAATAAACTTTCTGAGCTGTCTCTCGTATTTGAGACCTCTGCTGATAAAGCATGTAACTCTATTCGTGACCAGCTTTCGAAAGCTCAACTCGAAGTTAGTGAACTTAAGAGTAATCTTAAGAAAGCTAATGCTGAATCCATCGTACATAATGACACCTCACCGATGCAGGAAACCTATATTTCTGGTTTTCGTTTTCGATGGTTAGTGTTAAGTTTTGTAATAGGATTTAGTATCTGTCTTCTCACTCTACGCAATATTCCGAGGGACGCAACTATTCCTGAGGAGAAGGTCGTACCTTCTCTCAAACCATGAGATAACCTCTGAAAGGAGGGTAATCTGTTGAGCTTTAATGCTCAGTTTGAGAGTGGTCTGAGTCTTCGTCTCTCTGTGACTGGTATCCCCTCATACATGGTGAATGATATTTGTTCACAGGTATGTAGGTGGTGTCGATGTTCTGGTTTAGTTTTTGCTATTGAGCGTGTAAAAGCTCTTAAGCAATTGCTAATCAAGAGAGGAGATGTTCCTAATGGTTTCGCAAGAAATCGTAAAGGAGATCTTAAAGGGATCTTTGGATCTCTTATACGTTGGGGACATAAGAATGAGAAGAACTTTGGAAAAGCTCTTCAAGCTCTAATGTGCTACACGTATTTTTCTTTTGAAAAACCCACACCAGCCCAAAAACGAAAGTTTAAGGCTGCTGTGTCTTCTGATAAGCCTGATAACTTATCAGTAGAATTTCACAGAGACTTTGCATTGTCTCTGAGAAGAACATTCGGCAAGAGGACGATCAAAAGAGAAAATATGAATAATATTATCTCTTTTCGTGGATCCGATGCTCGCTTCAGACCTGGACTTTCCGGTTTGTTTCCGAGAAGTTCTACTGATTCAGGTATCGTTGACTATTGCACGCTTCTTCAGGTGCCTAGTTTTCGAAAGATCTTTCAGCGTTACTGGATGCTTTTTGATCCGGTTTTTCGCGGGATAGACGTTAATTCATATACTAATGATATGTTTATCGATGATGTTTCTATCGATCAACGTACCAGAGTTCAGAATTATCCTGCTACAGGAGGTGAAGTTCATTTCCTGATGCAAGAAGGTGGGAAGATGCGTAGTATTGCATCTCCTCATCTCGTCTTCCAAATGGCTTTACAGCCTTTGGGTTCTTCCGTTTACTCGATCGTTCAATCGCTTCCTTGGGATTGTACGTTTGATCAGTCCAAAGCAGTTCCGTTTGTACAGTCTGCTCTACAACAAGGATCAACTGTTCATTCTGTTGATCTCAGTTCAGCTACCGACCATTTTCCAATGAGTCTGCAGCTTTCCTGTCTCCGTTCTTTGTTTGGCAATCAACCAGACATAGAATTATTCTTAGAAATTAGCCGGTTACATTGGTTAACTTCTGAGAATGATATGATTCGTTGGAAACGAGGCCAACCCTTGGGTCTTTATCCAAGTTTTGGCACGTTTACAATGACTCACGGTTTCTTGTTGTGGTATCTTAACAATAAATCCTTTAACAATGATTTCTTCGTTCTTGGTGATGATGTTATCATCTTAAATGAAGATCTCTATGTTAAATATATTTCTTGTTTAGATACTATGTCATGCCCGTGGTCTTCAGAGAAATCAATTTCTTCCAACAGACTCGGTGAGTTTGCTGGGAAATTGATTACGTCATCATTAGTTATCCCAATGATGAAGTATAAAAAGTTGTCTAACGACAATTTTTTAGACATCTGTCGACTACTTGGTCCTCGCTCTAGAGTTTTACTTAGTAATCCGCAGAAGAAAGTTTATGATGATGTTTGTCATTTACTTCCTCCATTCGGTTTAAACTTCTCATATCCTGGAAGTAACTATTCCATGATGTATGAAGCTACTGAGAAAACTATAAAGCCATCGAACGCAGTCGTTGCGTCCTTGATGGGACTATCATCCGTCGTCCGTAAGAATATCTACGGAAAACGAATTGTTAAGTATGTTCCAGTAGATTTGGAAAATCTTCTGAAACAACTTACCACTTTCGACGAGAAAGTAGTTGAGGTCCTTCAGTCTCTCGTTCCATGGGAGTTCTGGAAACGACATCAAGGGTCTCCGATCCTTGAAGGGTATGCTGGAGTACCTTCGGCACTCAGTGATAACACTGATTTGCCACTGAAGTCTAATCCTTTACGGATTACGACTTTAAAACGGTATCAGGCTTTACTAGCCCATAGAGTGTAGACTCCTCAC